TCTACCTCTACCTCTACCTCTAGGCTACCGACTTGTTGCCGACTTGTTGCCGAATCGTCAGCGACTGGTAAAACAAATGATGACAGCTCATTTAACTGTTTGTTTATAAAAGATTTATCTCTTCTTAACCTAAAAGCAATCTCCTCAACCTTTGGTAAATTACCCTCATTTTCTGATGCTAATAACCACAATTCAATTAGGGTTGCTTTATTACTATCGGATAAATTACCCCAATCGTAATCCTCTAAAATCCTGCGGTAAACTTTAATCCAAATAACATTTCTATCTGGTCGTAAACTTGGTTGGTGTTCATCCCAATTTTTAATTTTGTACATTACTGCTCCTTTGTTTTTGTAAACTAACCAGCTTTAACTACTTCCCCTTTAGCTTTTATTGTAATATTAGGCACATCCCTTAATGCCAATTTTGTTTTAATCATAAACACTCTAGCAGGAGGTAATTCCTGGTCTGGGTTCTTGCCGTAATGAGCTACTGCCTGTACCGACAATCCCAAATCTTCTGCCATTTTTCTACGACTATTGCCGTATAGTTTTATTGCTTCGTTATATGTCATTTGTTTTCCTTTCTAATTTATGCAATATTGCATTTCATAACAATACTTGAAGATAAAACTATTTGCAATATATTTATTAAAAAAGTTTGACATATATTTTTTAAGTATGGTATAGTTCTTTTGTAATTTAAACAAAGGAGAAACAAATGAGTTCATTACACAACGATTATTTAGAGCAACAGTTTGAAAATTTGCTAGAAGAAAAAGAAGTACAGCAGGCTCAAGAAGAAGCACACCAACATTTTGTTGTTGAGGAATTTAGTAGCTTTATTTTAAATGTAGGACCAACTGCTATGCTTAACAAACTATGTAAAGAAGCTAAAGAAGAATTAATTATGGCATTACAAGGAGCAAAATAATGACTGAAGATTTAATATTTTATATGGGAGTGTGGTTTGTGATTGGTTTGTTAGGGTCAATCGGCTGCATAGCAGAAATAATTTTTACAAAGGAGAAATAAATGAAAGAATTAATTGCAATTCAAACAGAAATAAAAGCACCTAAAGGTCAAGTTAATAAATTTGGTAATTACAATTACCGAAGCTGTGAGGATATATTAGAGGCTGTTAAACCTTTATTAGCTAAACACAATGCCACTATATTAATTACAGATGAAGTGAAGTCTGTTAATGAGCATATATATATTGATGCAACTGTTGTATTTCAGGTGGGTGAAAATGCTATTAGCGTTAAAGCTCAAGCAGGCATTAATCCAAATCGCAAAGGCATGGACATTGCCCAGAGTTTTGGTAGCTCTAGTTCCTATGCGAGAAAGTATGCGTTAGCTGGGTTGTTGTTGCTAGATGATACTAAAGATGCCGATACCAAAGATAACTCTATGGTAAATAAACCGTCCACTAAAAAAGAACTTGATGATGCCAAGCAAACTTTAAAGGAAGCTCACGAAATGGGAAGCCTAAAGCAAGCTTATTTTGAGTTGCCAGACATTCAACAATCAGAATTAAGGGATTATGCTAATGAGCTCAAACGCACATCTGAAGGATAATCGTAGGCATAACATCATAACTGCTTCTCAAGCTTGGGGAGCAGTTTATGAAAGGCAAAAGTTATGGCGTGAAAAGACTTTGCGTGAACCACCTTTTGCTGGAAATGAAATGACTCAGTGGGGAACTGACCACGAAGAAACTGCATTGAGAGCATTTGAAAAGCACATGAACGATATATGTGAGAATGGTAATAAATTAATAGTGCATCCTGATTTACCTATTGGTGCTTCAGCAGATGCTTTTCTTAACGGAATACCTGTTGAGATTAAATGCCCATTCACACAAAAAATATACCCAACTATCCCAGATAGGTATTGGGTACAGATGCAGATACAGATGTTATGCAGTAATGCAGTTGCAGCACATTTTGTTGTATGGACTCCAGAGGAATTTCATACGGAGTTGGTACAATACGATAAAGAATTTATTGACTGGTACATACCTAAAGCTGAAGAGTTTTTAGTTTATGTTGCAGAAGATAAAGAACCACCTCGCTATAAGAGGAAACCAGAGTTTAATTTTAATTAGGAGAAATAACATGGCAGTATTAGGGGTAAGTTTAAGAATTGATGTAACAAAGATTGACAAAGATAAACTTTATAAAGGAGCAAAAGGTACTTACCTGGACGTAACAACTTTTATTGATACGGATACTTCAGACAAGTTTGGTAACAACGGAATGGTTACGCAATCTGTTACGGCAGAAGAAAGAGAGGCTGGTACTAGAGGGGCAATTTTAGGTAACAACAAAGTCTTTATGAATAAAGATTCTGGTGGTCAACCACAAGCTCCTACAGCAGCACAAGAGTTAGAAGATTTTGAGGATATGCCTTTTTAGGCATTAAGGTTACACTGCCCTCAAGGTAAGTGTCATTGGAATTGGTCTAATGGCATTTCATTGAGAACTTGAGGGTTAGTGTATTACAAGTATTACTTGTTCATTACATACATAGTAACTTCAAAGCCGAAACGCATTTCAGTAGCTGATGGTTTTGTCCACATAGTAGAGTCCTTATTGGTTAATCAAGGCTCTATTATACTAGATAAGTTGTTTAAATATAATGACAGATGTATGATAAGGAGGTAATGAAAATGATGAAAGAATGGTTAGCAAAATTAGCATTAGTTGTATTTATTGTGAGCATGATAGTTATAGCAATTAATACTATGCCACAGCATAAGAATTATCATTGTCATAGTAAGAACTTTTATTTGTATGAAAGTATAGAAGCTAATGGTAATGTGTTTTTAAAAACTAAAAAAGAATGTATTGATATTAGAGATATTAAGGAGAAACAATAATGGCAGATAAAATAAACCCAGAGCATTATAAAATTGGTGGCATAGAAAACATTGATTATATAAAAGCTAAACTAACGCCAGAAGAGTATCTTGGGTATTTAAAAGGAACTCAAATGAAATACAGAGCAAGAATAGGTTACAAAGAAGGTGAGGATGCCATATCTGATATAGATAAAATGGACTGGTATAGAAACAAAGAAAAAGAAATCTATGTAGCTGAACAACAAGATATAAAAACTAAAGTTATGTTACAAATGCAAGAACAAGAATTGCATGATGAAGATTAATTTAAACAAACCTCACCTGTGCCATGTCTGTGGCAACACTGCTAATTTTTGGTTTAAAAAATGGTGGTGTGGGCATGACAGGCATTTAAACGGAGTATGTAAAAATGACAAAGAAAGAGGAAAAGAAAAAGGAGATAAAAGTTGATTATTTTAGAGTAGAGGGTTATCCGTACAGCATTACTTTTACACCACACGGAAATAATACTCACTACCAAATATTAAATGAGCAAACAACTAGAATTATTACAAAGGGCAAAATATGAAATACGAACCAATAAAGAATCAAGGTAATTTGCATATGTATGAGTTTTATGATGGCAGAAAGCTTCGGCGTTATGAAGTATGTGCTTTGATAGTAAATTTGTTTGATGGCGATGCAAAATTAACTATTCCAGAAATATCTAAATTAATTGGGCTAGATGCAAAGTCAGTTAATCATTTAATAAGAACCATTGTGACTAAAGGCGATTTAGTTTCAGAAAAAAAACAAAGGTACACTATTTATTCTAAACCAAATAGGTCTATGTTGGAGGCTATATGGTTTCCGCAGCACAGCAAGTTTATAGAAGATACAAAAGATTTAAAGGGGAAAAAATACAAAGCAGAGCAGTTTCCTAATGTAAGAGGAAGTTTTACTACTCCTTTGTCAATGGGATACACTAATTCTATATACAATAATAACTATGAGAATTGAACGGCTAATGGTAATTTTAGATGATTGGTCTAGTTGGATGAAATCAGACAATCATAAGCTAGGCTATCCTAACAAAGTGTCATATATGTCATCTGGAGGAGAATCTACGGCAGATGTTTTTGAAGACATGGTAGGAAAAACAGATAGTGAAAATGTAAAGATATTAAATGCTTGTATTCATAGCTTGGATAAAGAACAAAGGGAGGCGGTATATGCTAGGTGGTTAGGTAGTAAAAAGCCTGTGTATTATGAGCTGAAACTTGACCTGGCTATGGATAATCTTTTAACAATGGTAGGAAAAAGAATATACGCATGAAACCAGCAATGAGAAACCCTAGTGCAGCACATATAGATTTTGGGTTTTTGTCGGGCGTTATTCCTACTAATCCCAAAGCTATGCCTTCTGATATAGATATGATATTTGAAAGAAACCAACAGTTTTTTATTGGTGAATGGAAGATGGCTGGTGAGCACATAAGTTTAGGACAAGAAATAACTTTACGAGGTTTGTCTACATTAGATAATTTTAATGTATATATTATTCAGGGATATTCAAATCACGAAGGAAGAAAGATTGGGAAAATATTTAAGTTTGTTAATAAAAAAATAGTTGAAATGGGTTCTGGAGAAGAAAGATTAAAAGGAATTATAAAGGCTTGGTATAATCATGTAGATATTAATTTAAAATAATTTAACAAAACACTTGCATTGTTTTTCTTTTTTGGTATTATGGTTATGTAATTTAAACAAAGGAGAAA